AGGAAGGATGACTCTGTATGCAGCAGCCGGTATGCATCAAACTTTTTCGACTGCATCTTTTTGGCAAACTCTCTTGTCAGGGTGGACGGGTGTTTGCCCTGAATCAGCATTGTGGTCACTGCCTCTGTCAGCTGCGTTTGCAGGTGGTCTTTCTGTCTCCAAAGCCTGGAAGAGAATGCTGCACCATTAAACGGATATTCCAGCAACTTTTCCACTGTTCGAGGTTCCACCTGTGCAAAAGCCTGATGAAATCCGTGGTACTGGTCGATACTGTACCATGTCCGGTAATAGGTATCCTCATAGACCTCCTGCATAGTCTTTTCTGATTCTGCCTGATAGTCAATCGCGTAGATCTGCCTGAGAATTGCATCCACCTGCATCTCCAGAGCCTGATAACGGGTCACTCTGGCTTTCAGGGACATATTATTGACCTGTTGGTTATATTTCCCAATGTTATCCATAGCAAGCGCAATAAAATCATCAAGTTCTCCCAGCTCCTCTGCATTAAGCCGCTTCTGAGCTGCTGCGAAGGATAAGCCGTTTTCTTCTGCATACCGGAAATAGAAAGCCTCTATCGTCTTTTGCAACTCCCTCTTTGACTGGTTAAATGCTTTTTCCAACCGCTTAAAGTATTGATTAACCTGCATCTCTCCGGCCTTGTACATGGCCTCCTGCCGCTTCTGCCAGTAATCCACTACTCCTCACCGCCCTCCGGGAACATGTCAGACAACTCAGCCTTCTCTGCCTCGCGCTGGGCATTTAACCGAGCAAGCTCCTCTGTTGCATCCTCTGTCCACGGATGATTTTTCACAATCGTCTCATCTGAAATGATGCCCTTGGATGCTGCACAGTCGATAATAGCCTGGCTCTCGTTAATAGCAATATCCCGGTTAAACGTCACATCGATTTTACAATCCGGATAGCTTCCGGCTCCTGTCAGCTCCAAATATCTGCACACAAACCAAAACAACTCGCCCATGCCCGCCTTAAAGGCATTTTCCAGACGATTGCACTTAAGATCCAGTCCGGAATAAATAAATTTAAGGGCGATGCCAGACGGACTATTGCCCAGCCTGTCACTGTTTTTATCGACCCCCTGCCCGAAATCGTAGATATCTTTTTTCAGCGCCTCAAAGTCCTCCTTGGCCGCCGTGATGTCGATTGGTGTGCTTAGCGCTTCTGCACCGCCGTCCTCATCCAGGGAGATAGCCCGGAAGTAGTTTAAATCCCGCATAAACTCGCCCAGGTCATTTCCACCATACCCCTTTAACGCGTAAACAATGGAGCTTAACTCGTCGAGCATGTTTGCCACATCGGAGCGGCCCTTGTCATATCCATCAATCAGGGTTTTGATGAATTTAAGGTCCGGCAGCTCGTAGTCGTTATTTTTAAACGGCACAAATGGGACCTTCCCCCAGCTCTCCGGAAGACCACCTACCAGAAAATGCTCCTGGAACTCGCCGTTCTCTGTGACTGCATCCAGATACCGCTCTGCATCCAGACGTAAATCCCATCCATCTCCCTCAGAGTCGGAAACGTAATAGGCTACACCATCCGCAGTCCAATACTCTACTTTTGTAACAGTCTTTTGCTCCTGCCCCTCAATGACATCCAAATTGTAAAACCAGATAAATCCACTCATTTCCTCGTGGTCGTTATCTGTCCAAAGCGGAATTGCTTCCTCCGGCCTGACAATCATTGTCTTAAACTGCCCCGCCTCATCGATGTATGGATGCAGCCAGGAGATACCGCCGTTACTGGCTGACACGCCAAGACGCATCAAGCGCTTACTCTGGAAGGATTCTCCAAGGGTTGTCTGAACCTGCTCCAAAAACTCCTCAGATTCCTCGCAAGTGAGCGTATATGGCTTGGATAACAGGTAATTCACCTTATCTTCCACCAGAATATACATAAATCCGTGCGCTCTCTTGTTGTTGGGCTTTGCATTATCAATTATCTTTTCGATTTCTCCGGTTGCCTCATTTTCCCGGTATCTATACTTTTTCCGGTTCATGATTTCCGGGTTGTCCACACGATAATATGCATCGCCGTCCATCATCCATTTACGCTCTGCCGATTTTACAAATTCATCCATGTACAGTCGGCACAGCTGCATATTTGTCATCCGGTTTTTATCCGGGTTAAATAATATATCCATCTATTGCACCTCATTTTAAAATCCGGATGCCCGGACGCATTTTAATTATTGTCATACACAGGTAACGCACAGCATCAAGCGCGTGGTCATGCTCTTTCACCGGCTTATCCTCGCCCTTTTCCGCTGCTTTTGCATCCCAAATATAGGACGCAAACTCTTTTATCAGATTGTCGCAGTTTTTATCAATCAAAATAGCACCCTGGTTTAATAGCGTAGCCACAAACCGGATGCCATCTAAAACATCGTTTTTTGCTTTTTTGACCTTAAAGCCGTCTTTTTCCAACTGAGCTTTAAATGATGCAGCCGCAGGATCCAGTACCACAAAACGGATACTCTCGCCATGCAGCCAGTCTTTTAAATCCCTGGAAAACTCTGCATCTGTCTTTTGCCTGCCTTTATCTCTGCCAGAGTAATAATACTCCCGCCTGCAGTACCATTTCTTATCCGCGCCTTGCTGCCACAAAAGAAAAGCGGTCGGGTTCTGGGTGCCGTAGTCGCAGCTGACATACTTATCAGCAATCCAGAAATCATGCCCTGTCCTGGCCTTATATGCGGCTGCCAGAGCCTCTGTATCAACCGTATGTTTATCTGCGTCAAACATATCATAAATAACACCCTCAGCCATTGCCCAGAGCCCCATGATATACCGTTTAAAGAAAACACCGGTATACATGCTCCGATACCTGGCCTTAATCTCTTCTGACAGGCTCAGATTATCGTCCATGGTAAAATGGACATACAGTAATTTTTTGAGGTCTGGTTCCTTTCCTGCGGCCTCTGCTTCAGCTTTTATCCTGGCAACCTTTTTCTTGCCCAGGTAGCCAATGGCCTTGTCAATCCAGTTTACCTTGAACCAGTGATAGGGTCCATCCGGATTGCAGTTAAACCAGTATTTCGACCCAGTCACAGAGCATCGACCTGTTGCCTGATTTACAAATGATTCAGGCATCAGAGCTACCTCATCACAGAACAGGCTCGCCAGAGTAATACCCTGTATCAGATCCTGACTGCGCTCGTCCTTACCGCCAAAAATGTAAAAATAGTTGGTGACTGCTCCGCGGCTTATTTCCACCAGATTATCTGCCCGGTGGTCTACAACCTGATACCCGCGGCTTTTTAGCATCAGTTTCAGCCAAAACAGCACGTTTCTCCGGAAAGAACCAATGGTCTTACCGCACATGGCGAAGTTTTGACCGTTAAAGGCACTCATGGCCCACATCACAAACGACAGCGACATGCATACCGTCTTTCCGGAACGAATCGCCCCATCTGCTATGATGCCGTCATAATCCTTCACAGGACTGTTTTTAGTCCACCAAGTAAGAATTTGCTTCTGCCGGCGCGAGAACGGCTGAAACTGAAAGACCTGCACCTTTGTCAGGATTCCGCGCTGCCCTTTTAGGCTTTCTACTTTGCTTTTTATCTGCTCAATCTTGTATCGAATCATCTGCATCACTCCACAGCTCTCCAGCTTCAGCGTTTAGTGCTTCCAGGAAGCCGTCATCCTCTATCTCAGCCTCCTGTCCGCCCAGTTTAAGGGCCTGCAAATCAAGCCGCATTAGTTCGATTTCTAAGCGAGCATCATCCACGCCATACCGGTGCAGCGAATCAATGGCCACCTGCTTTCGGGCCTGTACACGGGTCAGCGCGTCCTCTATGTTCTGGATCTGCCCCAGCTTGCCGCGGTATTCCAGAAGATCCGTCTCCTTATCCTTTTCCAGTCCGCTCTTGTGACTCACCACTGTCAGACCAGTCTCATCTCCGGATGATCCACCAGAATCATCCAAGGACATCCGCAGCAGGTTGATCCGCTTCAGCATCCGTCGCTCCCGGACGGTCAGAAGCTGAATCTCCTGCATGAGAAGTTTCTGCTTGTCCTCCGGCACGGCCTGCGCCAGGCGCTGCTCCTCCGGATCCAGGCAATCAAAAAGGAGAGTTTCGAACTCTCCCGTGGTGACTGCATTCTTATTGTTCTCCGGAGCGCCGCCGTTATTGCCGATGGCATTCTGGTTTTTAGGTTGAGCCCCACGCTTACGCTTTTGCGAACGCTCGCTTTTCTTATCCGAACGTTCGTTATCCCACTTATGTGTACACTTCCAGCGACGGACCGTGCCTTCCGGCAGATTTAGTTGACTCGCAATCTCAACCAATTTCTGACCTTCCAGATACATGGCCTTCGCCTGTTCAATTCTTGGATCCGGCGCTCTGGCCATGTCCGATCACCTCGATTCGTGTTGTTTTGAGTATAAGAAAAGAGCCACACGGGGTGGCCCTTTAGTTTACTCTTTTTTCAATTCGTTTAATACTATCATAAAAAATCATTACCTTTTCATCTGGTTCTGTTCCGTGATCTTCTATGTACGGTTCGCACGGTTTCCCATTTGCGCCCAAAAAGTATTTATAATATGCATTTAAACATATATATTGTCGCTTATCCGCCTCCATCTCCTTTTCTCCCAAGGATCCTTCATAGACAACAGAATCATCTTTTAAATACACAACCAACCATGCGCCTTCATTAAAATCAGCTAACGCCTCGATTTCATTATCATAAAAAGTTGTTCTAACTTTGAAAAGCTCCAAAATCTTACAAATTCTACTCGATATTGCTATACGATAAAAAATGTATGCAACAACTATCGATAACA